CTGAGCAGCAACAGTGGTTGGTACGGCATAGATCGACCAAGGAGTAACCCCGTCATGTAATACAGCGTTGAGCGTCGGACGATCTTTTGTCTTAATCCACTCGACATAGACGCGGCCTGCGCGTTCATAGACGAAATCACGATACCCATACTGGCTTGTGATAAACACGCCGCGCTCACCGGCTTCCATCTCTCCGGCTGCGGAGGTCAGTGTGTTGGGGCCGAGTACGTTGGCGTTGCCTAGTGAGCAGTTGCGCAGAATCGCCGTGTTGTTTCCAGTAGTCGTTGAGGACGCAGCAAACAGGCGAGAACCTGTAACAAGGCCAGTAAATTTGCACGAATCAAGCAAAAGGCGGTGTGTATTGTTGTTGAAGAGGTTTATCAGGCTGGTCGTTGCTGTGGTTGCCCCGGTAGCCGAAAACTCGCAACCGTAGAACTCCGCTCGGTAGTTGTACCCACCGCTGCCCATGCTAATAATGGTGGCGGTTTGACCCGGCCATGTTAATTTCAAATTAACAAATGTCGCAGACTGGAACGCAGAAACAGATACGTTGGAACTACTCACCGCCGCATAACTGCTAGTCGTTGCTGGCGCACCAAGCGCAACGACTTCGACATTTTCAAAACGCACCGGCATACAAAGGCAAATCTGTGTGTATGCCACGTTGGTTTGTGCGCCAGTCGTAGATGCCTCAAATATCAGGTTGCGCTGGCCTGACGCATACTGAACGCCTTTGATATGTGCAAAGAAGGCAGTTGAAAGTGTATAGCCAAAACTAAACCCATACCCGCCACCACTGCTTGCTGTCACACTGATTTTCAGCGTCGGGTTTGCGCCGTCTGCCCATTCCGTACTATTGTCTATATCAAACCGCACGGGGTTACTGAGAGAACCCATTGCTGCCGGGTTTATGGTGACTGTGACATTGTTGCCAACCGAGATATTCTTGTTGCCTGATCTGACTTTGACCACATCGCCAGCGACCAACGCGCCAGCCAAAGTTTTTTGAGCACCCCACACACCATAAGCACCAATACCGATAGCCGAGCCAAAGGCCGTTGCCGTCGGGTTAAACAACCACCCCCACGCACCTGAAACACCACCACTGAATGTATATGGCCCAAAGGTTCCACCAGTTAATCCAGAGGTGCTGATCGTCCCTACTGCGTTGTACGCTGTTGACCCTGCACGGGTCATGATTTGCAAGGTTGTGGTGGGTGCACCAATACGAGCAAACACCGTATCCTGCACCTTCGGCGTAGTCCAACTGGTTCCGTTATGGGGTGCTGCAATACAGGTTTGGGTGTTGGTCGAACGGTTGATAGCCGTAACCAGATTGGCAACTAGGGTTGCGCCCGCCCCTGCATTGAACTGATTAGCCGCAGCACCAGACGCGACACAGGTTAACGTGGCCCCCATGATTACAAACGTAGCCCCGGCAGCGGCAGTTGCTGCTGACAGATCAATACTTACTGTGGCAGAAGTAGCTGCACCGATAGCAGTACCGTCACCATCTTGTGCTGCACCCCATGTTGGTGCAGCAGCATGTGAGGCGTATAAACCATGATCTACATATTTAGGCATATAGCACCTCGTTGGCGCGTCCTGCACCAATCAGACCAACCGCTTCAAGCAGGTTCATTGCCTTGATAGTGTCAGGGTCATCATTGGCGATCTCATCAGCACCATTCATCAAATCCAGATAGTCAGCCAGTTCAGGGCTGTGCGTGGCAGCATCACGAATTGCCAAGCGTTCGGCTTGTGTGAACCGGCGCTTCCATTGAGTTTGGCTCCACGTCATGCGAATCAGCGTCGCTTCGTCCGAAGCCGTGTCTGCAATTGGCGCGTGGTCGTGCGTGAAAAACTCCATACCGACTAGCTCAATCGGCGCGTCGGCTTGATAGCGATATGTTTCCTCACCTGTTGCTTTGTCAGTCACGACGTAGATCATTTCCGGTACTCCCGCGAATTCTGCGAACCAGTTATGCTTTTAAAAACAAAAGGCCCGAAGGCCTTTTGGGGTGGCTGTTTAGGCGCCGGTGTTTTCGTTTTCGTCGCCGAGTGGCGGGACGGGCGGCGGTTCAGGCTTTTTGTTTTCGTCGCCGAGTGGCGGGACGGGCGGCGGTTCAGGCTTTTTGGCTTTGGCCTTGGATTTGGCCAGGGCTTCGGCAGCTTTGACCATTTCGGCGCTGGCGGTGTAGCGGCCATCCTTGAAACTGTCGTCGGCCTTGTTCACGTACAGGGCGCGGTTGGCCTGGGTGAGCTTGGCGGCTTGCTCTTTCGTGATATCGACGATGGTGCCGGATTCGACGGCTTCTCCGCCCAGATCGACTTGAAAGACGACTAGGCATGCTTCGATGATGATGATCTTCATGGTTTTCTCCGGTGGCCCGGGCCTGCTGGCCCAGCCTCCGAAGAGGCCGGGACTTTTCACAGTCGCGGGCGGGGGGTTATCAGGTGGTCAGGATGTCTTTGACGACGGCGAAGGAAGCCACGTTGCGGACGTTGAAATCGACATCCTGCAGGGCGATGACGCGCTTGCCGCCGCTGGTCGAATTGGCATAAGGGTCAAGCATCAGATCAACGCCACCCCACAAGCCCATGACCAGGTCGGACCAGTTGCCGAAGGCGGCAGCGGAGCAAACAGCGCCCGAGGTGCCCTTGACCAGATTGGACGGGATCGTGTTGGTGACGTAGGCATCGTAGCCAAGCACTTCGCCGATGCCACGCTCACGGCCCGAGGTCCATACCGGTTTGCCGTTGGTCGAGGCGAATTCCTGCGTCTTGCGGAGCTTGCCGCGCACTTTGGAGTTGGTGACGTAGGCCAGGTTACCGATGTCGGCATTGCTGTTGGCAACGGCGGTTTCGAGGTCGACTGCCATGTCGTAGGTCGGCACGGCACCATTGGTGCCCATCGGGAATGAGCCGATGCCGATGATGTTAAAGAGGCCGGTCGGCTGGTTGGAAGCGCCGGTGCCGTTGAAGGCGCCGTCCTGCAGACCGCGGGCCAGCACGCGGGCGAGGTCCATACGTACGAACAGCTCGACGGCGATGGAGGCTTGCAGCAACAGGCGGCGGGTGAAGTCGGTGAAGGCGCCGGCGGTTTTCGGCGTCAATGGCATTTGGCCGATGGTCTGTTGCGATTCGGTCGGCGCGCCGCCTTCTGCCACCCAGTAGCAGGTGGCTGCACCGGTCTGGCTTGGGATGGCGATGTTGCCGCTCAAGTCGTTGAGGACCGTGACGCCGAGGCGGTCGAGAATCATCGAGTTGCGCAACAGATCGATAAAGCTGGAACCGAGCAGTTCGGTGGCAACGACGTTACCGCCGGCGGTTGGTGTACCTGCGGTCAGGTCACGGAAGTAGGACTGCATGGCCGGGCCAGCGCGACCAACCAGCTGCATCAGGCTGCGGACAACGCCGGCAGCATCTTTCTGGTGGACAACCATGCCGCGACCGAGAACGTCAGCCGGCAGGGTGATGGCGGTTTCGCGTTCCTTGACGCGGGCGTCGGACGTGTCGCGCTTGTCCTGGGCTGCACGCGAGCATTCCATTTCAAACGGTGCGATCTTGGCGGCGTTGAGCGGGTCTTGTGCGGCGAGGAAGGCGCGGCAGAAGGAGAAGGATTGGACGTCATTTTCTGACATGCCGATTTCCGGCGATTCGGCGGTGCGGAGCTGGCCGTTGTCCTTGAGCTTGGAGAGCACCAGGGCACGGAAGGCATCGGCAGAGGTGCCGGATTCGGCGTGCTGATCGGCCAGATCGGCCATGTTGAACTGGCGACCAATGGCGCCGATGTCACGAACGCGGGTGCGCTCGGCAACAATCGGGTCCGGGCCGGTGACTTGAACATTGGCGGTGGTGGTGGCCGCCGGGGTTTCGACTTGGGTAGTCATGCTGCGTTCTCCTTGGGAGGGTGGTGATTCCCCAGCGGCTGGGGCATCGAGATCAATCACGCGGTAACGTGCTTGAGGATTCTTGAGGTCGGGGGCATCGAGGCTGCGGCCTAACCCCACAGTGGCGTCGGCGGGGATGTCGACCAGGCTGACTTCGTAGGGCATCCAGCTCGTGACGCGGTATTCGTCGGCTTCGCCATCCTTGCCCTGACGGGTCAGCACGCGCTCGTTGATGAGGTAGCCGATGGAGACGTTACGGACGAGGCCGTCGGCAATGTCCTGACGCAGATCGGCGAGGGCTTCACGGCGGGAGAGGACGATATCGACTTCCATACGGCCGCTGCCCAGGGTGGCGCCTTCGATAGCGCCGATGGCAGCGAGCGGCGTATCGCCGACGGCGGTGTAGCGGTCATGATTGGCCAGCACTACACCGGCGCCGGAGGTAAAGCGGCTGAGGTCGCATTCACTGGGCTTGTGGCCCAGGGTTTCGATCCAGGCGCCATCCCACCAGCTGTCGCGCAAGTAAGGGATTTCGGAGCTAGCGGAAATGTGCAGACGGAGCAGGCCTGCTTCGCCTTCAGCGGCATCGGCATCGGGCGTGTCGGCAGAGCGGATGGTGATCGTCGCCGGCAGGATGCGATGCAGCGTGCCTTCGATTTTTGAGCGTTTGGCAGGTGAGTTCATGGCGCGTAGTCTCGATTTCGGCAGGAGAAAAAACTAGGCAAGAAATTTCGCGGCGGGGTCTTCGGCCGGCGGGGGGTCGCCGGCATTCGGGTCGCTGGGCTGGGCGGCGGCATCGGGCGCACCGAAGATGGCTTCTTCGGCTTCGATTTCGGCGAAGACTTCGTCGGGGTCTTCGCCGCGCTCGAGGATGATGCGACGACGGCTGGTCAGGCGGTTTTTGATGTTGGTCTCGTTGGCCGCGGCTTCCTTGACCGGGTCAATCCCGGGCCAGCGACGCGGCTGCCAGGTTACGGCGGCTTGATAGAGGGCGATCTTGGTGGCGTCGAGGCGCGGCGTGCCGAGCACCAGGTAGGGCAGGATTTCGGCCATGACCTGATCGTGCAGCCAGCTGACGATGATGCCCTGGATGCGCTTGAATTGTTCGCGCTCGCCACCAATGCCGATGCGGCCGGAGGAGAAGTTGACGGCTTCCATGTCGTTGCCGAGCGTGGCGTAGGACATGCCGCGCGCGGCGGCCCATCCCCGCAGCTGCTGCTTGACGTAGCCATCGGCAGAGACGTCAGGCCATTTGGATTCGAAGGCCTTGAAGTCGTAGCCGTGCGGCAGGGTGTCGAACTGGCCGGGCATGGTGGTGCTGTACTTTTCGGCGGCAGCGGTGATGGCCTGCACTTCGTCGGCAGTTAGCACTTTGCCGGCGGCCTTGGCGGCTTCGAGCACGCTGGATATGATGGTGTCGCCAAAGCCCGGCGGGGCGTCGCCTTCCAGGCTGGTAAAGAAGCCCTGGCGCTTGGCGGCGTTGGAGCTGGCGACGGCGGCGGCTTCTTCGAAATCGTGCAGCATCCAGAGACGGCGGGCGCCGCCGGATAGCCACGGGTAGCCACGCAACTGGGTGACGTGGCGCTTGAGGAAGCAATGACGGATTTCGCGGGCGGGGATGCGGACATGGCGACCGACGGTGAAGACGTCGCCATGCTCATCGCCTTTCTTGACGGCGTTGACCCAGTAGGCCAGCGGGCGGCCGTCGTCGTCGATCTCGATACCCATGCGGACGCGGTTGCCTTGCCATTCGCGGTGCAGCGTGACATCGATCAGCGCCGGGTCGAAGAGCTGGATCTGGATGCCGTACTTGCCTTTGCCGGTG